ATGAGAGAATTTTTGAGAGAAATGTTTGCTTCACACAGCGGTGTATCAAGCAAGAGGGTGTGTGGCGTTGGGTGCATTGCCTTTGCCATGGTTGGATGGTGCGGTAGTATGATCGCTTTTGAGTGCATGAACATCAATATTAGCACTTTGAAAGAGTTAATAAATTATGCACAAGAAGGGATAAAAGCTTTCTTATTTGTCGGTATGGTTTTGTTAGGTGTTACTTTATTGGAAACGCAACACCAAACAAAAGGAGCCAAAATAGATCCGAAAGATTTTCCTTCACCACCTCCAATGAAGCAGACAGTACCACCTAATGAAGCAGATTAAATTTAGAGAAATAGAAAGGAATAAAATATATGAAAGAAATAGATAATAGAAAATGGGATGAAGTATTTGTGATTAAAAGCAGATTTTGGGATGAAGAACAAATGCAAGAATATTTATTGGAAGATAGACAGGGTAATGAATATTATCATGAGAAATCTGATTTTGGATATTCAATAAAACATTCTCCTATTAGTAGATTTATTCATTTAATGCTTAACGAGACCAATGACAGAGGCAATGTTAGCAACAAGCGAGATGATGCGTTCAATAGTCGTATTTTGAGGAAACTCCTTTTTAAGTGTTTGCAAATCCAATTGCAATTTTTGAACTTCCAACTTCAAACGTTCTTGAGTAAGAAGAAATGATTGCTCTTTAAGCGTATAGCCTCCATGTTGCATAAAATCTATTGCTGATTGTTTTATGACACATATAAATTCTGGAGTGTTTCTCCTTGGATAACCTTCTGTATAAGGAACTTGTCCTTTAATTCTGGTGTAATTGTCATGTTGTTATTTTTTTTGTTTGTTTGTTGTTTCTATTATTGATAATAGTCGATCAATCTGTTTGTCTTTCTCTGCAAGGGTACGATTAAGAATTGAAATTAGAGTAGTTACATTGTTCTCTTTAATTGTTGTAGATTCTGATGACACATCTGCTGTTTTTACATTACGTAACATTTCACCCTTACCTGTGAGCAACCATTCTATATTTATATCTGGATATTTTGCGATTATTTTCGCAAAATGTTCGTCAGAAACAGCCTGATTTAGCTTGTCAGAGTCCAAAAATCCTCTTTTTATTCCTGTTTCTTTAAAAAATTTTGCTCTTGAAATCTTTTTATTTTCAAGTAGTTGCAAAATTCTTTCCTTTGTTGTTGCGATTTTCATCGTAAAAATTTGTTTTTGTTGCGATAAATATAGTATCTTTGCCACGTGTTAAATGATTAACACGGTACAAATATACGATAAATTAACAAATAAAGATACGGAGAGATGGAAAAGAAAGAAAATAAGAATATACACAGGGATGTAATTCTTGTGGCATACAAAAAAGGCGAATGGAGCCAGAGTGAAATCGCTCAGCTCAGAGAAAAAGCATGGAAAAGAAGTGTAGGAGAAGCAACACTAACCATTAGAGGAAGACAAGAGGACTTCGGTGTAAGTACCATCGTGATTTTGGATATATACATGGTTAAAGATCTTTGCTTTAAGGAACGCTGCAGATACTTGCTTAGCAAGATCAAGACAACAGTAGCGAGTTACATAGGCATTAACCCCGTCATTGTCATAATCAAATGATGTCAGGGCTTTGCGATGATGAATTGGGCAAATGATAGAAGACTTAATCTTCTTAGCTTGAGGGACGGCATTGACGTAGTCCATTTCGGGATCAAAAGTATTCATACTATATGATGATTTAAAATGAGATACAAAGATATAAAAAATAAAGATACAGAGAGATGGAAAAAAGGATAGTTGTAGAGCAGGGAGTATTGGATAAGATAGCTAAGGCTATGGGATGCACAACTGGGGCTGTATGTATGGCTCTGAGATACAAGAGAGACTCTATGCTGGCAAGAAGGATAAGACATGTGGCAGTGAAAGAGTATGAAGGCGTGGCTTTGCCTTTGGAAAAGGAAAAAAGTAACAATTAAAAATAAAAAGGAGACAAAAAAAATGAATTACAAAGTAAGATTTTACAACGAGCAGGCAGACAAGATAGAGCTGCTGAATGAAGACACAGGTAAGATGATAACATTTAACGCTGTGAGTGCAATGGTTAACTACTGTCACGAAAAAGGTATAGAAATACTGACAGAAAACATTGAGACACTATGAAAGACGAGAGAAAGAAAAATTATGACAGAGCTTTTGAAACAGCAACTGTTGCCTTCTGTGTTGGGTGCATGGTGTTGTTGGCTTTGATTGCTCTGTTCTTGAGAAACTAATGGGGATTAGCGAATTGACTTCCAATGGAAGCGACTGAATGGACGACCTGCCTCACAGATGAGACCTTGAGGGTAGAGAGCGACACTCTGCAGGGAGCAAAGAAAAAAGAAAAGAAATGGAATACTTAAATAATACACTGGCTGTAACGTGGAAAGATATTGATAGGTTGATGCCTCTCAATACCTTAATAAGTTTGCATAAACGAGGACAGGTTGATAGATTGCAAAGAGGAGGCAATGGCAGAGAGAGTTTGTATGCTGTGGAGAGTTTTCCAAACAAATATAAGTCTCTTATCTATGAGCAGTACCCAGACTTGAAGGAAAGAGCCGAGGCAAAACCACTGCTCTCAGGAGCACAGAGAGATGAGAAGGCTGCAATGTTTTACTCAGAATATACACTGGCAGATGGCAGACATCTGACACAGGAAAAGCAAGAAGAATACACAGCTAACGCATCACTTCTTAATCGTTGCAAGCAGATCATGGAAGAGAGTGCATCGCACAGAGGAAGACAAAGCAAAGGCAAAGCCAAGAGTGGAGAATTTTGGGCAAAAGTTGCCGTGGCTTTAGAAAGGGAGAAACAGAGTATGCCACACAGCTTGCCAAGCAATGCACAAAGCCTTCAAAGAAGGTTTAAAGAGTATTTAAACGGTGGTTATAAAGCATTAATCAGTCGGAAATTCTTGAATAGAAATACTGCAAAGGTTGATGATGAAGAGAAAGAAAGCGTAATCGTTGAGTTGCTCTCAGACAGAAGAAATCTTGACAATGCCCAAGTGGCTAAGATATACAATATGATGGCAGAAAAGATGAGTTGGAAGAAAATCACAGCTTCATGTGTGGCAGAATGGAGAAAGAGGTTTGACCTTATCACTTATGCAGGCAGAAGAGGCGAAACTGCCTTCAGAAATGCAAAGACGATGCAGGTTCGTAGGCATAGACCAATGGTGGCAATGCAACACTGGTGTGCTGACGGCTGGGACTGCGAACTGCTATTCCAAAAAACAATGACAGACAGCAAAGGACACAGCGTAACAACGTATCACAACAGGCTTACAGTAGTTGTTGTGCTGGATACATGTATTAACTACCCTGTTGGCTATGCTATTGGAGAGGGAGAAAATCCTGCACTTATTAAGGCAGCACTTGCAGATGCAGTCAATCACACAGCCGAGCTTTGGGGACAAAGACAGAGAGCTGCCCAATTCCAGAGCGACCACTACGCAATAAAAGCACTAACACCAGCATACGAAGCCATTGCAGATAAATTCACACCAGCAAGAGCCAAGAACGCCAAGGCAAAGGTTGTGGAGCCATACTTCTTGAGACTAAACAAAGACTATTGTCAAATGATGCCTAACTGGAGTGGATTTGGTATAACAAGTAATAAAGACTGCCAACCAAACAACGAGGCAATGAATAGGACAAGACATGCTTTTCCAGACAGAGAGGGTTGTACAAGACAGATTGCCTTTATAATAGAAAAAGAAAGAGAGAAAAAGATTGATAGGTACATGGAGCTCTATGCAATGTTGGAAGAGGACAAGAAAATATATCTAAGCCAAGAACAATATCTGCTCAACTTCGGAGAAAATAACCCTACAACCAATGCTTTGGAGAGCAGCGGAATAAACATAACTATTGACGGAAAGAAACAACACTATGATTGCTGGGATATGAACTTTAGAAAGTACTCATACATTGATTGGGTGATAAAGTATGACAGAAAAGATTTGTCAGCCGCCTTGGCAGTTAGCAAAGAGGGAGATTTGAGGTTTATGTTGGAGAACAAATATGATCAACCACTGGCTCTTTCTGAGAGGAAGGAAGGAGACAGAGAGCAATTGCAAAGAGTTTGGGATTTCAATCAGCAGTTGGAAGCACATGTGACAGCTTCTTTGTGTGCAGCACAAGAGAGGACGCGCAGATTGTTTGCAGAAAATAGTGGAAAGATTGATGCCACACTGAGCCGACTGATGCTCTGCGACAGCGATGGACAGCACAAAAACCAAAGGAATAAGCAAAGACTGCAAGAGATAAGCACCAAAGAGATTGAGCAAGAGATTTTGAAGACACAAAATACAAAGCCAGTGGATTGGCAGCAGGTTGAAGAAGAGGAAGAGGTAGCAATAGAAGACTTCTATTAGTGAAAAATGAAAAGTGAGAAGTGAAAAGTAAGAAGTGAATAATAAATAAACAGACAAAAAACAGACAAATGAGAGACACAGAAAAAGAAGCAATAGCAACACAGTTAAGTGCTTATTGCGAGAGAATGGGCAGTCAAAACAAGGCAGCCAAGACAATGAGAGGCGTGAGTAGCGGGACAATTAGTCAGATAGTTAATCGCAACTGGGAGCTAATAACCGATGAAATGTTCAGAAAGGTTGGCAGTAGTGTTGGCTGGAGTGAAGAGAACAAGACGTGGAGGGTGGTTGAGACAAAAGAATATAAGATGATGAATAGTTTGATGAGCGATGCTCAAGAGAATGCTTTAGTGCTCGCAATAACAGGAGACGCTGGTTGTGGTAAGAGCCAAGCAATTAAATACTACACAGCTGGACACAAAGAGGTTTATGCTCTCTCCTGCTCAGAGTACTGGAACAGAAAAACATTTATGACTCAGCTATTGCAAACGATGGGCGTGGATTGGACAGGCTGCACAGTGAGCGAGATGATGGGTGAAATAATACACAATTTGAAGAAACAAGAAAAGCCTTTGGTCATTTTGGACGAGGCAGACAAATTAAGTGATCAAGTGCTATACTTCTTCATAAGTCTATACAATGCCTTGGAAGATGAGTGTGGGATGGTGTTGGTTGCGACGGATTTTTTGGAGAAGAGAATAAAAAAAGGTGTTAGAGTCAATAAAAAAGGATACAAGGAGATTTTCTCAAGATGTGGCAGAAGGTTCATTGCCTTAGGAGGCTTAAGTGGTAGAGACATTGCAGCAATAGCTAAAGCCAACGGGGTAACAGATCAAGAGGACATAAAGAGTGTGATCATTGACAGCGAGTGCGACCTAAGAAGAGTAAAAAGAAAGATACATGCCTTACTCTTGAAGCAAGAGAGACTACAGGAAGAAAAGAAAAAAGAAAAAGACGAGGAATAAGTCATGGGCAGAGCTATCAGCAACAAGAACATAGAGGCTGCAGTATTTGAGTCTGCGAACTTTGAGGGAGATTGGTTAGCATCATTCGGTCGCCCAGAGCTGAGAGGTTCATGGATAGTGTATGGAGGCTCAGGAGCAGGAAAAACAACCTTTATGTTGCAATTAGCTAAGTATCTATGCTTACAAGATAAGAGAGTGGCTTATGACAGCTTGGAACAAGGACTTTCACTCTCATTTAAAACAGCCTGGGAGCGGTGCGAGATGATTGAGGTTGGAAGCAAGTTCATACTTACAGAGAAAGAAGGTGTAAAAGAGATTTGGGACAGATTAGCCAAGAGAAGAAGCCAAGACGTGATGATAATAGACTCTATTCATTACTTATTAGGCTTCAAGATGGCAGACTATATGAAACTGGTCAAGAATTTCCCAAACAAGCTCTTCATCTTTGTTGCCCACGAGAAGAACCGTCAGCCTCAGGGATCAGTGGCTCAATACATAAGATATAACTCAGATGTAAAAATCAGAGTTGAGGGGTACAAAGCCTTTATAACAACAAGATATGAAGATACAGCAAGAGGTGAAGGAGGTAAAGACTTTGTTATTTGGCGCAAAGGAGCCGACGGATATTGGAACGAAAACCTTTAAATTATAACATGACAAAAGCAGAGTTAATCAGAAAGTTTCACATCCTGTTGCATCAGGCAGGTTGGGACGAAGAAGACAAAAAAGCACTCCTTGCTCAATACGGAGTGCAGAGTTCTAAGGAGCTAAGAAGTCAAGAACTTGAAGAGATTTGCAGGCAATTAAGCCAATGCTTTGGACAGGCTGCACAAGAGAAAGACAAATGGCGAAAGAGATTGATAGGTGCCATAGGTGCATGGCTTAAGACAATGGACAAAGAAAAAGGCAATAACTTGCCCCTGATAAAAGGCATAGCATGCAGAGCTGCAAGGTGCAAAGAGTTCAACCAGATTGAGCTCTCCCATTTGAGAGGGCTATACTTTGCCTTTAGAAAGCAGGAGAAAATGGCTCAGAGTGCCAAAGCTCTGAGCATTGAGCAGATGCAAGAGATTATATTAGGAGCTATTGAGAGAGTAAAAAATGAGCGATATTAGATTAAATGAACCTGTATGCACAAGCAGACATACATACAAACAGAAGCAGAAATCTGAAATAAAGCAGTTGCGGAAAGAATATGCCCGCCTGCAAGATGAGATCTCTCGTCGCATCAGAGAAGATGAACCTTGGGAAGAGATAACCAAGGAGCTGGCAGAGTTGAGTGTGAAGATTGCAAGGAAGGAATTTGTGCCTGTGACATATCAGATAATAGATCACTCCTATTCAATATTAGATGGAAGAGTAAAACACATAATTAATTCAGATAGTAATAATTAAAAAGGAAATGGAAACACAAAAGAAAAAGAGAGAAGTACTCGGGTTTCAGATCATCAAAGCAGATGATAGATATAAACCAGTAACAATGAAAAACGATAAATTTTGGAACTGCAAAAAGAAAAATGGAGAAATAGTAGACTTTGCAACATTTGAGGCAGCCAAAAATTATTGTTTAACGCATGGTGTTAAATTCATTATTCACGATAAACCAGAATTATATAAACTAACATTAGATGAAGTCAAAGGAGCGTAGAACAATATACCTGTCAGGTAAGATAAGCGGAGAAGATAAGCAGAAATGCTGGGAGAAATTTGCTAAGGCAGAAGATGACATGAGAGCCAAAGGCTTCAGAGTCATAAACCCATTGAAAATAAGAGAACCAGAGTGCAAAGTGTGGGAGAGATTTATGCTCAGAGATTTGAGCGTGTTGAGTAGAAAGTGCGATTGCTTGTATGCAATGGCAGACTGGCAAGATAGCATTGGAGCCTCAATAGAAGTTGCCTTTGCAATAGGCACAGGAAGAATAGATATTTTATATGAGATATAAACCAAAAACAATAAACAAGATGAGCGAAACATTAGATTTAAAAGCTCTAACACCAGAGCAAAGAGAAGAACTGAAAGCTGAATTGAAACAGCAAGAAATGCAAGAGAAAGAAAATGCTGAAAAAGAAAAAGCAAATTATAAGACTATGGTTGGTGAGATTGTAGATGAGTATTTCACTGAACTCAATAGTATAAGTAAAGCTCTCTCTGATCAGAAAAAAAAGATTTATGATAGCTTTAACACAGCAATTGCTATGAAGAAAGAACTATTTAAGGTCAAAGAAGGTCAGAACTGTAACACATTTATGAATGCAGAAGGAACAAAGAGGATAACACTTGGCTATTGTGTGAAAGACGCTTATGATGACACGGTCAATGAAGGTATTGAAAAGGTTAAGGAATACATATATTCATTGGCAGAGGGAGAAAAAACACAGCAATTAATAGAGACAGTGATGCAACTGCTAAGCAAAGATAAAAAAGGCAATATCAAACCAAGCAAAGTTGTACTGCTTTCTAACTTGGCAGACAAATATGATGATCCTCTGTTTAAAGAAGGTGTACAGATAATTAAGAGTGCCTACAAACCTGAGTACTCTAAACAATTTGTACGTGCAGAAACTAAGAATGAACAAGGAGCATGGATAAATGTTCCATTGGGAATGACAGAGTGTTAGAGATATGGAAGGCAAACAATACATAATCACTTCAGAGAGCTTTGAGGGCGAGGTTGTGGCTAATTACAATAGCGAGGGCTTGCTTGTCAGCTACGACCTGTCTGGAGCTTTTTTGAGTGAGAAACAACATAAATGGTTAGTGGCTTATCTGCCCAAGACAACAGACGGACTGAGAAAATGGCTCAGTGAGAAAAGAAATCTGCAAATAGTGGAGGCAGTATTAGACTTTGAGGCTTTTTGGAACAAATATGATGACAAGTTAAACAGCAGCAAAAAGAAGACACGCCTGAAGTGGGACAAGATGACCAAGAGCGAGCAGAGAAAAGCCTACCAATACATTGACAAGTACTTTGCTCTTATTCCTTACGGAACGAGGAAAAAGTATGCGGAGACGTATCTTAATGCTGAGCTTTGGAATAATAATAATTAGAGTATGAAAAACATTAGAGTAAGTTTAGAGAAAAGAGATGTAAGGCTTTTAGGTGGACTGCTGGCAGATATGCAAGCAAATCTCCTCTCAAGCACACCAAGGGATTTTACGGAGGAATTTTCAATAAAATATCATAGAGAGATGTTTGAGGATGAAATTGAAAAGATAAAAGCAAGACTTATGACAAGCGAGAATAAAGCCAGCAAAGCAAAAATGAACATATCAATTAGTAAGTCGTGTTTATGGAGTGTATTCTTTATCATGGAGAGTGGTTGGAAAGAGCACTATGACACACCAAACAGGATAATGATTGGCGAGGTGCTAAGCAAAATAATGGCAGCCTATCGGCGGAAATAAAAAAACTCCGAATGTATCTTGCGAAACACCCAGAGCCTTACTCCCAGAGGCAAAGATAATAAAAAATTGCAAGGTATGGCATACAACAAAATAAATAAGTTGATTTACTATAAAAAAATTCAAGACTTAACCAAAGAACATTACGAGCCAGGCTTCATCACAATGGTGGGTGTGTGGAAAAAATACATCTTCCCTATATATCCAATAAGTTACTCACACTTCAGAAAGATATTAGAGGAACCTCGCTTGAGAGAGAGAATTGAACAAGAAGAAGACAAAAAGCAAATGAATTTATTTTTTTGAGCTAACACACAAATAGCGTTTAAAGAGCATTTAACCAATGATAAATGCTCTTTTTTATTTGTCTGTTGTGTCACGAAAGCGTGTGAGATAGGTTTCAATGGTTTGGATATAAGTCTCATGGTTAGAGTCAAAGTCGGTGGAAACACGAGTTATGGAGCCACAAGAGGTTAGCCTTTTGTGCTGGAAAAGAGAAAAGAGTTGTTCTGGCAGATCAAGGAATGCGAGTTCAGAGAGTTGAGTGGAGGCAGGAGCTGTGGAGTGAGTGTTGCCAAGCCAACGTGAGACGATATGCAGACGGAAAGAGAAATCGCACTCCTGAGTGGTGCGAGAAAGGGTCTGCCAAGCAAGAGGAAGAAACTCAACAAAGACAGCTGGGCAGTCAAAAGGTTGAGAGGAAGCAAGGTATTGAAGTTGCTGGTTATATAGGTCAAAATGACGAATGATGCTTGCTCCAGAAGTATCATGGAGGGAAAGCACAATGGACTGAATGTCAAGGAAAATTTGTTTACGCATATTACTTATTGATTAATTGTGAATACTTACGAGTTAAGGCATCTATGATAAGAGAGTCAAGAGCAGGGTCATCACCCATGAATTGACGGCGAGGCATGGTGAAACCTTTCCCACGCCCTGCCCTAAGCCCTTGGTTATGGACACAAGCATAGACTTTGTCGGAGAAGATTATGGCAGAGGAGGTATGATACTGGGCAGAGAGAGAACGACCAAGGTCGCCACTGTCGCCTGTAAGGATGCGACGAGTAAGTCTTGCAGGATGATGAATGGCATTGTAACGATAGGCTTTAGTGCCAGAGGTACGACGAAGCACTTGTTTCCATGGATGAGAGAAAAAACCTTCATCTTGGAAATTCTGACGGAAAGCTTTGAGAGCTACATTGGCAGCAATGCGAGGGGCTGTAGTTTGAATGTATGAAGATGTTTCAGAGGCTATCTTGTCAAGCTGAGAGGCAAAGCGAGAGATATCTATATTCATTTTTTTTGCTGTTTTTTGTTGTTGTATTGAATATTTTTGTATTTTTGCATCGTCGAACCTGCGGATTCGGCGTCACCAGAGGTTGGCAATGAAAATTGTCAACCTTTGGGCGTTTTAAGGGGTACCTGTCTTAAGCCTTTTTTATTTATAACCCACAATTCGTTTATTTCTTTTGGTGTTATTTTTATTATCTTGAGCAAACTAATATCATCTAAATCACAGTCTTCAATAATAATTCTATCACTTTGTTTTAGTCCACGATTAATCATTTTACTTGTTGTTTTAAATCTTACGTGTCTATTGGATATATCTTTTGTTTTATCAAAACCTTCTACCTCATAGAAATGTTCGCCAACCTTAAGGTCTGGACATTTGCTTGGATATTTAGCAGCATGAGAGGCATAAATCTCTTTGTAATCAAGGGAAAAAGGATTGTTAATTCTTGGCAATATCATTGCTTTTTCATTTTTGATATTAGAGAGATTAGAAGCTACCTTTAATATTGTGGAATAGTCGCTGTCCTTGGGATTTACAGATTGTGCTTGTGTTATATTTTTGTACCCTTTGACAGCAGCAAATGTCGTATTGTCTATATATTTATTGGCGAAATTATCAATGGCAGCAGCATCAACTTCAGGTACTTTTTTAAAATATGCTGCATCATCAGAGAAAACATCTCCAGTCTTGCCTGGGTTGCCTTGAAGTCCCTGAGCAGCTACCTTAGCAGAGGGATTACCCTCTGTTGTGGGAGAGTCAGTCTCTTGCCAGTCGCATTTGCAGTTATACAGAGAACCTGGGCTATTGGCGTTCCAAAAAGGATCATCTTTAGACCAAATACGATTGTAAAAAATCATGTGTTCCTCACGAGGAGAGGCAGAACGAGAAGGAAGCCATTGAATATTGGGGAAGAGATCTTTGCCATCTTGGTCGGAAGAGAACGCCTGCCATTGCTTAGCAGTACGAGAGCGAGAGATGGCTGTGTTGTATTCAGTGGCTTGATAACGATTGAAGCGATTGAGGATAGACTTTCCCTCTTTTACATCCTTGGCAGAGCGAACATCAGAGGTGGCATGATAGGCTTTGTAAAAAGAAAAACGAGTAAGATTTTGCTTGAGCTTTTGAGCCAAAGGGCTCTCTGAACCAGAGGTAAAGACACTGTCAACAGCATGGTGGAAATTATCCTTGTAAGCTTTAAGAATGTCAGTATTGATTAAAGTCTTGTCATTATTGGATATGTCTTTTATTATCTTATCATAAGCTGAAGCAGAAGCCAGAGAGTAAGGAATGCGAATAAAAGAAGCCAAAGAAAGGGCGAGCAAAGAGGCATCTGCTTGATAATAGAGCGAGTCTAAGTGACGGTATAGGGCAAGTGGATGACTTGCCCTTAAAGGAAAAAATCTTTAAGAGTAGAATTAAGAGCGTTTTGAACTGAAGAGTCTGCTATGGGATTTTGCTTCATCTGCTCTTTGAGCGAGTTATAGTCCTTAGGCTTTGGAATATCAAATTCCTCATACAAGAAATCATCATCAACAGGTATGCGTGAAGCAATGCCAGAGACGACTTGCCACTTGAGAGCAAGTTGGTTCCAGTCCTTACCTTCAGAGGCAAACCATATCTGCCCACCAGCCACATCAAAACCAAAGCGTCTAAGAATGGCTTTGAATTGTGTGTTGAGTACTGAGAGAACAAAAATGCGGTCGGAGTCTTTCTTATCTTGCTCAACAGACAAATGAACGGTGCCAAGAGCTTGAGTGCCAGAGGAGCCTTGTTCGGTGGTTAGAGTGTTGCCAACGATTGTCTTACTAATGGCAGCATCGCAGGCATCAATAAGTTCTTTATAGACTGAGGTACCTGAGGTGGAAGTGGCAGGATGAAGAGTGAGTTCAGAGCCTTTGGGATGAAGCAGGTAGCCAAAGGCGCCCCAGTTGCGAAGCATATCTTCAAGTTTGGCACGAGTAGCTTCATCATATTCATCGTAAGTCATCTCTCTGAAAGGCATACCAAAACACTCTGCGAACTGAGCCCAGTCACCAAAACCGCCTCGCTTATAGATGACATATTGAGCAGCCTTAAAAAGAAGACCTTTATTCTTTGGCTCACCCATATACATGATATAATCAGAAAGAGGTGGCTCTTTGAATAAAAAGTCCTTTGAGGCTTGATTTTGTTCAACAGAGACACACTCCCACCCTTGCTCAGGATGGACATGACGACGATCAATAAGAGAGTAATCTATGTGATACTGCTCTTGCTCTTCATCATAGACAATGTCCTTTATTTGAATGAGCGTGTAGCCATAAGCCACAGTGGAATGAATATCTCGTATCAAAGAAAGCATATCAGGACAAGACAAAAGACGATTAAGTTCTTCATCTTCCTTGCCGTCTTTGGAGAAGATGAGAGAGGTGTGGGTGATGGCATCGGCTCTCTTGCCCCATGTGGATTCAATTTGTCCGTCAAGAGTTATGTCATCTATAAGATCATAGAACCGAACCCTGTTGGGATTGCTTAGAGAGTCAAAAGCCTCAAGAGCTCTACGCCAAGCACTAATGTCTTTGCTCTGACGGTCAGGAGCTCTAAATATTATGTTTAAAGGTTGGATTGCCTTAGGCTGTTTCTTTTTATCTGATAAATTTAAATGTGCTGCCATATTCTTAATATTGATTATTTCTTTGGGAATTGCCACCATAGGCTATTGGATAACTGCCACCTGAGGCAGAAGTAGAAAGAAGTGTGAGATCTGGAATAAAAGCCTTTTGTGCGGCGACCTGCCTCAGAAAGGCAATAGCATCATCATACTTCATACGCCGAGTCTCAGACATCAAGGCAGGTGAAGCGATGCAATAGATGTTATAAATAGCTATGTCTCTGATTAACTTGACAAGCAAGGCAGAGCGAGAAGATCCACTCAAAGAGAACTGAGCATCTATGTCATAGAGCTTAAACAGATAAGCCTTAACCTCTCCCATGGCATCAGTGATAGCCTGAAGTGCATTTTCCTGGTGACGTTGGAGAACGGGAAGAGTCTCTTCGTAAGAGCCATTGATAAGGTCTTCATAAGTTAAATACATTATTATACCCTCCTATTATTTAGTGAAATAAATACTATACTTGCAAACATTGGTATATTGACGCATTGAGCGGCGAAGAACACCGATGTCAACAAGATAATTGACCTGCGTGCGTGTAAGAACACGTATGTGGAAGCCTATCTGGAGAACAAAATATTGTTTAAGGGTGCGAGAGTGCATCTTGTTTGCATAGACTATCGCATTTTTGACTCGGATATAATTCCAGAGACGTTGTAGGATTTTAATCATATTCTTTTATTGTTTTTTTGTCTGCGAAATATTTGAATTGAATTGTCTGAAAGGACTTTGAGACGTTGGTTGGTCAGCCAGACGTTACCCTCAATGCAGTCAGGAGCATCAGCGGGTGAAGAAAGAGTTGGAGAAAGAAGAAGGAACTGCTCACGGGTGCGGACAAAGTGTTCATTATCTTTTTTATCAGCATTGAAAAGTAAAGCTCCTCGCTGATTGAGAGGTTGCAAAGCTCCCTCAATACGAGAGAATTTATCGGGTTTTTTACGAGTATCTGGCTGTATATTGAGCACACCACAAGTAAGGCTCTGCTGACGGAAAAGAGGCAAAAACACCTGTTGGTAGAAGGGGTCTTGAAGAGTGTTATTTTCTATGTAATTATAAACCTGCACGCAGGAAGGCACGCAGGAAGACAGATCATAGAACCAAGAGACAAATTGGCTATTAGTAGCCCTGTCGCATCGCATATCTATGACATAAAATTTTCCATTAAGAAAACCTATCTGACTTATAGCCTTGGTTGAGGCGGATTTGTTTCTTCTATTGCTAAAAGCAGGGTCACCATAATTGATAATGAAGGCAAAACGACTAAGAGGAGGAATTTTTTCAAAGAAAAGTTCTTTGAAGACTTCTCCCTCAGAGAGCGGATTGTTGAAATATTCTTGCTGGGCAGAACGTGTGGAAATTTTGGAAAGAGCACGATCTATATGCTGCTCGGAGTTCTTGACCCATGTGGAGTGCCCCAAAGAGTCTCTGATATTGACAACGTCCCACGAGTCAGCCACTTTGCCTGCACGAGTGATGCAACAGTCTTTGGCTATGATGTTGCCACACCAAATGACAGTGAGAGGCTTATCAATGGAACGAGTGGCATAGAGAGCCTGTTCAAACCAAGAAAACTTCTTATTGATAGTATCGGGGTTGCGTGTGTCTTCATCGGTGTCAAAATCATCACATATAATAATGTCGGGACGATACTGCTCGGAACGAGAACCACGAGGGCTCTGTCCTGCACCTAAGGCACGGAAAGAGACTCCAGAAGAAGTGGTAAACTCTCCTTCTTCCCAAGAGCCTTGAGTGTGTTGAACTCCGTAGTACTGAATAAGCAACTGGTTGGAGTCAAGATTGGCTCTGTAGGGTTCAAGCAAACGAGAGGCATTGTCATAAGAAGAGGAAGACAAAAGGACATTGTGTTTGTGTCCAGTTAGTGTGAGATAAAGAGTGGCAAACATTGTGATTGTACTCTTAGAAAGCTCACGAGACCAAGAAAGGACTTGGTAATACTCAAGAGAAGATGTTATGCGATGCAAAAAACGCTCTTGAAAAGGAGCAAATGGAGCTGAACAATAAGAAGGAAAGAAGAACTTGCACCATGCGATAATGTCTTTCTCAAGTTCAATGCGGTGCTTATTGGTCTCTGAAGGAGACAACACCTGCGTTGTGGTATATGATGCAAGGTTCTTTCTATATTTTGCCCAAAAATCAAGGGCTTTGACGTCCTGTTGTCTCATTACACTTTGCTTTTAATATACAAGTCCATTAAAGAAGAAAACTGCAAAATCACTGTAGAGTCCACAGAAGTGGCACGCAAAAAAGAAAGAAAGGAAGTGAAGACTGTGATTGTCTGAGTAAGAGACTCTTTCTTATCCAACTTCTCAATAGTGGCTGCGAGCTTAGAGAGACGATCTCCTAAGCCAGCAATTTGTTTTGGATCATGTGAAGAAGAAATATCTGTTATGATCTTATCTATGGAAAGCAAGAGTTTATTAACTAACTCTTGGCGAGAAATGGTTGTGGCAGCTCTAAGAGTAGCCCACGAGCCAACAGAACACCAACGATTGAGTGTCTGATTAGATACGCCAACCTTCTGTGCTATTTCTTTTTGTGTGAGACCTTGCATGTAGTAAGCACGTGCAAGCTCTCGGAGTTTATCTTTTTCTTTTGTCATTGTCTTATGTTTTTTGCAAAAGTAGTTTTTATGCCCAAAGCAAGAGGACAAAGTGCTTACACTAAGCACTTTTGTGTCTATGGTAGACACTTTATCCAAAAAAACGAAAAAACACATATACTTTTGCCAAAATTAAAAGAACAAACAATGAAAGTGGTTATAAGCACCTCTATGGTGAACAGCTATGGAAGTAGAGTGCTGACAGAAGGTATTGATTACAGTCAATATGAGAAGAATCCTATTGTTCTGTGGATGCATTCACGTCCATGGGGCGAAAGTGAAGATGAGATACTTCCAATAGGTAAGATGAGTGGAATAAAACAAGAAGGAGATAAATTGGTTGGAGATATTGAATTTGACCAAGATGATGAGTTTGCCTGCAAGATTGAAAAGAAATATGCTAAAGGTATCTTGAACATGGTAAGTGCTGGACTTGATGTTTTGGAGTTGAGCGACAAACCAGAAGACTTGCTTGCTGGACAAACAAGAATGACTATCTCTAAGAGTAAACTAAGAGAGACATCATGCGTGGACATAGGAGCAAATGATGAAAGTCTATGCCTTAGCATGAGTGGCAAAAGTATTGACAGAAAAGACATAAAAGAAATAGACAACTTTCTTCCCCTCTTAACTAAAAGGGAAGACAAACAAGAACAATTAAAGAAAATGGAAATGAATGAAATTTTGAAGAAGCTAAACCTAAAGGAAAGCTCTTCAGAGACAGAGGTGATAAATGCCATTGTCTCATTACAAGAGAAAGCCTGCAAAGGCGAAGAAATGGAAAAAATCTTTTTAGCAGACAAAACCAAAAGAATTAAAACATTAGTAGAGCAAGCACTGAGTGAAAAGAAAATCACCCCAGACAAAAGAGAAATGTTTGAGAAAGTCGGATTAACTAATGGCTTAGAAGTATTAGAAGCTTGCCTTACTGGTATGAGTGGGAAAGTGCCAGATGTGACTGAAGAGATAAACAAAGGTAAGAAAGAAAACCTTGCTATTGATGCAAAGACTTGGGACAAAATGGACAAAGAAGGTAGCTTATATGAGTTAAAAATGAAAGACGAGACTCTATTTGAACAACTTTTTGAAGCAAAATTTGGAAAAAAGAAACAAAGTAAATAACAATAAAACGAAAGAAAGATGAAGACAGTAAAAGTATTAATGAAGATGATGCTTGCCGTAGTGATGGCATGCACAGTGGGTGTTGCATTTGGCTCTGTGGCAGGATTAGGAGTCATGGGTGCAGCTTTGATAGGACTACCCCAGCAAGGATGCGGAGTGTTACACATGGCAGTAACACCTGAAATTTGGGAGAAAGATGTGGTAGAGAACTTGTTCAAGAATAATGAATTCTTACTCAAGAGTATTGATGAGAGTCAATATGTAGTAGGCGGCTCATGCGTGCACATACCACAAGCAGGAGCTCCATCAGGAGCAATGAGAAATCGTACAAGTTTGCCTGCAACAATTAAGAAAAGAACAGACACAGATGTAACATACGCTTTGGACGAGATAACAACAGATCCAAGATTTATTCCAAACGCAGAGGTAGCCGAATTAAGCTATGACAAGAGAGCAAGTGTGCTAATGGAAGATCAGAGATATATTAACCAATTGGTGGCAGATGCTATGTTATACAATTGGAAAGCACAATATTGGATTAAAGCCTCTGGAGCGGCAAAAGAAGAAAACCTCGCCTGGGGAAGTGGTACAAGAACGAGCTTGACATATGATGACTTTGTGAATGCAAAGACAATATTCAACCAATGGAACATGCCTAAGGAGGGCAGATATGTGATACTTGACACAGAGATGTACAAAGAATTGTGCGATAATGTGAAGAGTTTGTCAAGCGATAACTTGACAATAGTATATGATCCAATAACAGGTCTATTGAAAAAATTGGAAGGATTTGAGATATACGAAAGAAGCACAGTGCTTTTGGCTTCAGCAGTAAGCACATTGTCACAAGTGAGCGGCAAGAGATATTTCCAATTTAGTGGTGATAACTCTCTATATACACCTGAGCAATACTTAGCAATAGAAGACGGAACAACTCAAGCTGCTAATACAGCATGCTTGTGTGGATTATTCTGGTCAGACTTGGCAGTAAGTAGAGCCGTTGGAGACGTGAAGATGTATGAGAACATTGGAGATCCAACATACTATGGTGATATATACTCATTCTTGGTTCGTTGCGGAGGAAGACAAAGAAGAGGTGACGGCAAGGGAGTACTTGGTTTAACTCAAACAGTGGGGGCTTAATATTATGGCAGGAAAAAAAGATATAACTGCACCTGAACAAATACAGGTGCAGGAAACTGCTCAGGCATCTGAGACAAAAGAGCAGGAAGATAAGGCACGCAATTGTTTATATGTATGCTCAAACGGAGCTACATACAACCACAAAGAAGATGCTTTGGAGTATCAGAAAGTGCTTAATCCAAACAAAAAAATAACAGAAAAAGAAATAAAGTAAGACACAAATGTTGAGCGAGATTATAAGTTTGTTGATAAATGTGGTTTTGTCGGGTGGGTTGATAGTTACACTGGTGACTATCCGCTCCACTCGAAAAAAGGCACAAACAGAAGAGAAGCAGGCAGAGATGGATTTGAGCAAGACATACGTGGAAGAGTTCAACAAGAATATAGTAAAACCTCTGAACGACAAAGTGGAAGAATTAAGCAATGAAACAACAGGACTTAAAAGAGAACTGTCAAGGTTCAGGAAAGCTATTGAAAAAAGCAAGAATTGTCCTTATGTTGCTTCTTGCCCTGTTGAGCGTGAGCTGCAAAAGTCCCCAAAAGATTCTGGAGCAGACTCGCACCCTCAGAGAGCAGAGCCAAAGGACGATAAGAGATAGCATATATGTGAGTGACAGCGTGATTAGCTACCAAAAAGGCGATAGCGTATTTATTACTCATATAAAGTATAAATATCTTTGGAGAGACAAGACAGACAGCTTGAGGATAACAGATACTCTGGCAATGACAAAGACAATTGTCAAAAAAGAAGTCATAAGGAAAACAGATTGGAAAAAGACATTGGGCTTTGGCTTTGGGGTGGCTCTGGGGCTGATAGGAGTTACATTGATAATTAAACGGCGTTTAAAAAGAGTTTAAAATAACAAAGAAATGAGTTTAGGATTAAAAGTAATAAGAGAAAACGGCAACATAAGAACTAAAGCTGCAAACAACGATGGAGTGAGCGGTTGTGTGATGTACATGCCGATAGCCAGTCTACCGACACCTGAGAGTGGAAGCACATTGACACCTTTTAGTGAGGCAAACCCAATAATAAAAATTGGCTCAATAGACGAGGCAGAGGCTTTGGGAATAACATCTGATGCTATGAGCGGCACAAATAAAAACTGGTGGGTTAGAAGTCTATGGTATCATTTGAATGATGCTTTTAGGATTAATGCCAGCTTGAAGATATATGTTGGACTATATGCTCCACCACAGAGCGGTGGCGTGTATGATTTTGCAGATATAAAAAAAATGCAAAGCTTTGCACTTGGAGAAATAAGACAAGTGGGTGTGTATGCTCCACAAAAAGAATTGACCTCTGGAGACATCACAGCACTGCAAGCAATAGCAACATTTGAGGAAGCTCATGACATGCCTTTGAGTTTGGTATATTCACCAAAAGTGAGCGACATAACAGCAATTGCTGTGTCAGGCGTGGCGAGTGGAAACAAAAATGTGAGTGTGGTGGTGGCTCAAGAAACAGACCCAACAAGTTATGCTTACTCACTATTTAACGATAGCACAAATACCACAGAAAAGAAACCTGTGGGTGTGTTAGGAATGACAATAGGAATGATAAGCAAAGCCAAAGTAAGTGAGTGTATTGGCTGGGTTGAGAAATTCTCTTGTGGAATAAGCCAAGCAGGATTTGTGGACGGCAAAACTCTCAGAGAGTTGAGCTCTTCACAGATAGATTCCTTGGAAGAAAAGAGATTGCTTTACCTTGTTACATACACAGGATATGCAGGAACATTTTTCAACGACAGCTACAACCAAGACTTAGCAACAAGCGACTACAACGCCATTGAACGAGTTAGAACAATGGACAAAGCTGTAAGAGGTGTTAGAGAATATTTGTTGCCTTATTTGGGAAGCAACATAGACATTGACCAAGCAACAGGCAAAATAGGTAAAGACACAATTGCAGTGCTCACAAATGAAGGAAATCGCTACCTTGAAGACATGGAGAAAAACAAAGAATTGAATGGTTACAAGGTGCAAATTGACGCTGATCAAGATGTGTTGAGCTCATCTGAGCTGGTTATTGTTATTAAACAAGTACCACAAGGAGTGATGAGAAAAATTACACTCAAAATGAGTTTTGCAACTGCTGTATAACATAAAAAACAAAAGAATATGGCAGAAGGAATAAACAACGGAATAGCCAATATAAATGGCGAAATGTACGCTTGGGCTGACATTAGATGCTTTATTGGTGGGACACTTGTACAAGGTATAAGTGCGATAAACTATGAAGACAAACAGTCCATAGAAAAAAAATACGGAATGGGAAGAAAACCCATAGGCTATGGTAAAGGAAACATTGAACCCTCTGGCACACTGACACTGTATCAGGAGGAAGTGGTGGCATTGGAAGCAGCAGCACCTAATGGAAGACTGCAAGACTTGCCTGCCTTTGACATAGTGGTGAACTATTTACCAGAAAACGGGATATTGGTGAGCGATGTGTTGAAAGGATGCAAATTCACGAATAATAAACGCCAACCAAAACAAGGAGACACCGCAATTGAGGTGGAACTGGAATTGAACGTGATGGACATACTATATAATCAGTTATAAAATGAGAGAGGCAAAGAGCGGCAAAAGCCGCTCCTATCCCCTTTCTTGAAAGAGAATTAAAAAGAGATTAAAACACATTTAAACAATGGACAAAGAAATAAAAGGTCAAGCCTCAAAAGAACAAATTGATGCTTGGAAAAACAAATATGGTAAGATTTGCGAAATAGAAGTAACAGATGGACAAGATACATACAAGGTGTATTTTAAACGCTGTGATATGAAAACACTTAGTGCGGTAAACCAGATAGCTAAGACAGATGAAGTTGAAGCAATGGATGTCTTGTATAAGAATTGTCTTATTGGAGGATCACAAGAAGTTGAAAACGATGTGGCTCTAAAAATGGCTGCCACAACACAATTGAGTGGACTAATAGGACAGGCTTCAGCAAGCCTAAAAAACTTATAGAGCGTTACTCTATCAGCCCAAAAGATGATGAAGATTTTATCATTAAAGGTAACGCTCTTATAAGGGCTGAGTTGCATCTTGACTCAGAAAAGATGGAAATGGATGAATGGGCACAAAGATTTTCTCAGGCTCTCTGGATTGAACAAAGACAAGTGAGAATGATAACAAAAATACTTGGAGAACAATAATGGCAAGTCATAATTTAGAATGGGTTTTCTCTATTAAAGATAAGGTTTCTTCGGGATTGAAAGGCATACAAAAAAATGTCAAACAATTCAATAACGACATTAAGACTGTGTCATCATCAGCCAAAGCACTTCCCGTTACAATTGATCAGTTAAGAGAGAAAATAACAACACTGAATGCACAAAAAGGGACAGCAACAAGCAAAGCGGAGATAATAAAAATAAATGCTGAACTTGATAGGACAAACAAAAAACTGAGAAGTCTTGAGAATTTGCCACCAAGAGGTTTATTCCAAAATCTCAATAAATTAAGTAGTTCAATTCTTGGTATCTCTCTTAAAGACATAGGAGGCGTTTACGCTGTGATGCAAGTAAAAAATCTTGCCACTGAGAGCGTTAAGCTCTATGATGTGCAGAAGCAAGCTGAAGGACAACTGAGAGCTTCACTCATAAGCACAAGAAATACTGCAGGCAAGACTTTCAAAGAGCTTACAGAAATGGCTGCAGGATTGCAGAAAAAAACAACATTTGGAGATGAAGAGATAATAAAAGCTCAAAGTCTATTACTAACATTCAAAGGCGTTGGAGGTGCAATATATGATAAGGCAATACCTGCAATATTGGATTTGTCAACAAAAATGGGACAAGACTTGCAATCAAGTACAATACAGATTGGAAAGGCTCTGCAAGATCCAATAATGGGTATGAGCACACTCAGAAGAGTTGGTATACAACTGAGCGACCAACAACAAGCACAAGTAAAAAAACTTGTTGAAAGTGGACACATGCAACAGGCTCAGATGGTAATTCTCAATGAGCTAAACAGTGAATTTGGTGGAAGTAGCGAGATGGCGGCAAAGGCTGGTTTAGGAGCTATGAAACAATTGCACAACATGTGGGGCGACATAAAAGAAAAGATTGGTGGAGCAGTTCTGGCAGAGCTTAACCTAATAATGCCAAAACTCAAAAGATTGGTGGAATGGATTGATGAGAACAGACATTCCTTGTTTAATCTTGCAAAAGTCGTTGGAATTGCAACAGCTGTATATGTTGCTTTTAAACTTGCATTAGACATAAGATCAACAATTATTGGGACAGTAGGAATGATTAGTTCTCTTGCTACACACATAGCGACTTTTGCGAAAATTGTTGCAGTAGTGGGAAAGACAATGCTTATTAGTATTAGGACTATATGCACAGGAATAAGCACAGCCATTGGAAGCATACCAATAATTGGCTGGATTGCCATTGCCATTGCAGCTATTGCAGGACTATTGGCTTACTTCTGGAATACATCGGCAAAATTTAGAGCAATAATCAAAGGAAGCTGGGCTTATGTAAAGAACATAGTTGTTGAGATATGGAACACTATCAAAAATGTATTCTCTGCAATAGGAGACATAATACACTCTGCCATAACATTGGATTTTAGCGGAGTAAAAGCTGCAGCAAAAAGGCTTTCTTCTACATTTACAGACTTTGGCAAACGCTCAGCCCAGGCGTACACTCAAGCGTATAACGAAGAGATGGCAAGAAGTGGCAAAAGTGCACCAAAGACAACAAAAAGCTCAAGCCCAAAGCAAGCCCAAAGACAAAGCCTAACACAACCATTGCAGCCTTTGGAACTAAAGACACAAACAAATAATCAAAACACAAGTTCACAAGAAGAAAAAAACAAAAGTGACAACTCTAATGCTGGATCAAAAGGCACAGGGACTATAATAACAACCAACATCCACAATTTGATAGGTGGAGACATTGTAGTGCAAACAACAAACCTGAAGGAAGGAGCAGCCGAGATAAAAAGAATTGTGGTTGAGGCATTGATGGACGCAACAAACCAAAGAGCTTATGAATAGAAAAAATGCTGAGATGAACGCTCTGACACAAAGTGCTAAAGAGGTGGCATTGCAGAGTGCTAAAACAGCAAGCAATGTTATATCATTTGGGGTGATAGGCTCACGGCTTAGGAAAAAAGAAGAGAAAGAATATACTTCTATGGTTTCATGGAGCAAGGAGGTGGAAGCTGGCAGAGGTGCTTTTCCATATAGTGAAGAGACTGGATTGAGTTTGATTGATTTAGAAAACGAAAAAAACTACATAGAGCTACAAGATCATTGGAGAATAGACACAAGTAGAACAAAACATATTGTATCAACGGCAATCAATGGAGTGAGTGGTACTGTGAAAGAATGGGTAAGCGATGGAGATGTGGTTATGACACTATATGTGCAGATATTAGACAATGTGTATGAGGACTACCCCAAAGATGATGTGATGGCATTAATGGACATGCTCAGGAAAAACAAGACAATAAAAATTGCTAACAGCTACCTAAATGACGTGGTGGGAATAACAAGAGCAGTGGTTAGCAGTTGGAAGTACTCCCCTAAGATGTGGGATTGTGCTCAGGAAATAGTGGTTGACCTGATAAGCGATGAGACTTTCATTATTGAGGAACAAATATTGGGAGAATAATATGCTTAGATGTGATTGTAGAATAGAGATTGAACGCTTTGATGAAAAAAGCGACAAAGTACTAAGATGGACTATCAGAAGAGTACATGAGTTAAAGATAACTGCAGACACCTCCACACTGGCAGACACATGCCGAATAGAAATGCCTAAAAACATTACTTGGGGATTGGGCGAGCAGTGCCCAATAAGAAGAGGCGATGAAGTGAGCGTGTGGTTAGGATACAATGATAAACTTAAATTGAGATTTAAAGGTTTTGTGCAAAGCGTGAAGGTGGGAGAACCCACTGTGATCACGGCAGAGGATTGGGTATTTTTGCTCAGAGAAACAAGGATTAAAAGCAAGTTATACACAAAGGCTTCACTTGGAGACATATTGGCGGACATTGTGCCAAAGACTGTAAGAGTGAAGACAAGCGGAGAGATAAAAATAGGATCATGGAAGACTACGGCAGAGACAGTGGCTGGAGAGATAAGTCTGCTGTGCGAGAGCTATCCGATAACAGCCTTCTTTGAATTAGAAGACGACCAACAGCCAACTCTCTTTGTCTTTACTTCATGGATAGATGGAAGACGGCTGGCTGGAGATTTTGCAGAAGGAAAAAACATAATAAGTCACAGTCTTGAATACAGAAAAAGCGATGATGTGAAAGTGAGAATAAGAGGAATAAGTACACTACCTAATGGAAAGAAGATAGAATACGTGGAAGGAGACGGACAAGAGAGTGTAAAAAACTATTACAACCTGAGTGAAGAAGAACTGAAAGCAGTGGTTAAGGCTGAACTGAAGAGACAGAAATGGGAAGGATTGAAAGGCAGCTTTGAGACATTTGGCTCTCCAATAGTTAGGAAAGCAGATAAAGTAGACCTTATGTTGCAAGGAGAGAAAAGAGGAAGATACATTGTTAAGGGTGTAGAGATAACATTTGGACAAGGCGGCTATCGCCAGAGGATAGAGACACAAAGAAAAATAAGCGAGTAATGGCAGACGGAGACGACATAAGAAGAAGCATACAAGCAATAATGGGCAGCCAAAGTTGTGCAGTTATTGTTAGTGGAGTGGTTAGAAGTGTGGATGAAAAGCAGATGACTGCACAAGTTGCTCTAAGTAGTCAGCAAGAGGATTGCATAAGTGCCTCTTTTGCCATTGGAGAAAAAGGAAAAGGAATAGTGCAAGAGCCCAAAGTGGGAAGTATGGTATTGTGCGTGATGTTAAGCAAGAGCTTGGGTTTTGTGGTGATGACAGAGCAAGTGCAGAAGATAATAATCAATGGCGGCAAGCTGGGAGGACTTATTAAAATTGAAGAGATGACAAAACAGCTAAGTAAAATGACAAAAAGAATTGACAAAATAATAGATGCTCTGAAAAATTCGGCTGTTGCAGTTCAGGATGGAGGGACGACATACAAAACAAACATTACTGCTGCTTTGCAGGATTTAGAAACTGAGGACTTCTCAGAGATTGAAGATAAGATAATAACACATTAAAAGATGAACGGAATAAGAGTTGAAAATGGAGAAATTGTGACCTGTGGAGCAACGATGCTTATTGAAGATGTGAGAGAAGATATTGTGCAGAGATTATTAGAAGCAAACAAGGGTGAATTTAAGATGAGTCCACAGAGCGGAGTGGGATTGCAACGAATGAATGCAGCTCCACAAGAGATGAGTCAAACGATAAAAATGGACTTGGCAGAGAACATGAAAAGAAATTTAATTGCTTGGAAGAGCATGACGATGATTGATGGGACAATAGATATTGTACTAAGCGAGGAATAAACGAGAAATGGACAGTTTAGAGAGTATAAAAAAACAGATGACAGATGCCTTTATGGCAGATAGCAATGTGCAGGCTTTATATGGATTTGCCTCTGGGGCAAGCTGGGAGGATACATTTGCTGGAGTAAGCATTGAAAACATAATATTTTACATTGTGGCTTATGTTATTTGGCTGCGAGAGACAGCCTTTGCATCATGGAGCGATGATGTGCAGCAAACAGCACTGGCAACACGCTACGGCACCAAACAATGGTGGCATGCAAAGGCTTTGGAATGGCAGAAAGGAGATGAACTCATTGTAAGTGATAGCGGAGAGATAAGCTATGCACTAACAGATACAACAAAACAGGTTGTGAAGTATTGTGCTGTGGTGGAAGATGGGAGAAGTATTTATCTGAGAGTGGCAAAAGGTTCTATTGGAGCTTTGCAATCTTTGAGCCAGACAACAGAGGATAACGAACTGGCTCAATTTTCCCAATACTGTGCTCTCATCAAGCCTGTTGGAATGACAGTGATAGCACAAAGTATGGAAGCTGTCAACATTGGAATAAGTGCCAAGATATATTATGATGCCCAAAAATCCAAAACCGAAATTGAAGAGACTGTTAAAACAGCGATTAATACCTATTTAAACACCATTGAATTTGGCGGCGTTATATTCACGCAGAAGATAGTGGATTGCATAATGGCAACGAATGGAGTCAAGGACTGCTGGGCAGTTAAGCTCTTGGGAGCAGACTCAAGCACGGAGTTGGGAAGAAATTACCGCGGACAGAGTGGTTATTATGCAGTGAATACTTGGAACATAAACATGGAGGCAGAGTCTAATCTGAATTAGAAATGGATTGGAGCAAACTAATAAACAACCTATTGCCAATAAAGCTAAGAGAAAGTAAGCTGTTATATCCATTGCTTTGGTGCTTGACAAAATGGATTAGGGATAGATATGACCAGAGCCAGGCATGGAAAGACACTTTGTTAGAGGAGATGAAATACACCTCACAGCTTTTGGTATTCAGAAAATTATTAAGAGAAAAATTCTCATCTGAGATAGATATAATAGACAAAAACAACAGCAATATCAGTTGGGTGAAAGTGCCACTCTTTGCAGTAACATCAAAGGAAGATATGACTCTGGCATTGGAGAATGGTGCCAGCGATGATGATGGGACAAAGAAAAATGTTTTGCTGGCTGTGCCTCAAAGTATGAGTGTGGCAGGGTGTGATTTTGTGATAACGATACCTTCAACGGTGGACAAAGAAGCCGTGAGAGCCTTTGCTCAGAAATATGTATTCTGCGGGATTGGCTTTGATGTGGAAATAAGATAAGAGATAAATACAAGAAAAGATATGAAAGAGATAACAGATTCATTAAAAACGAGACAGATACAACCTAATGATTTCTCATTGCTGAGTGAAACAGACAAAGAGATTTGTTTGGCTATGTATGAATTAGTGAAAAAGGCATGGGGAGCAGACGGTAACATTCCAATAGTTGTGAGTGGAGTAAAAAAAACCATGAGTGGCAAAGTTGGAGAGGCAAAACAATATGGAGTGTCATCAGGAATATTATTTTATAATGGCTTATTATATTCAGTAGACACTAAGAGTGGCGTAACAGATATTACTTATCCATTCAAGGTGCAGATGCAAAGGAGTGTTTGCAGTCCTTCCCCTGTGTATGATGGCACACTTGTACAAAGCATAAATTGCCATTATAGATATTGGGCAGAGGTCTATCAGGACACTGCAACAAGCACACGAGAAGGAGATTGCTTTGCTGTGGATGACTTGATAAGGTTAGACAATCTTGTAACTCAAGCTAAATTCACAGACTTAGAAGCCAAGTTTACACAGTATGGAATAAAAGTAAACCAACTCAATTCAATCATCACTGTCTTGAGTAATAGAGTGACAACATTAGAGACTTCCAATGCTACATTAGACACTGCTTTAACACAAACAAAGGCAACAATTGAAGCATTGACAACAAGAGTCACAGCATTGGAAAACACTAAAAGTGCATAAGTTATGAGAGTGATTAAGGCGTTGGCTCGTCAGAGCTTGTTTGATGTGGCTCTTGAATATTGTGGTAGTATAACCTATGCTTGGCAAATAGCACGATTGAACGCTTTAGAGCTTACATATACATTTTGCAGAGATACTCAGATAATAGTTCCGCAAGGTAAAGTGCTCAATATAATACCTGTAACAGGAATAATAGACAATGAGCCAGTGCAGTGGATAGTTAGCGGCATGTGGATAGATAACAATGTTTGGATAGACCAGGCTTTATGGCAAGATTTTTTAGAAGAAAAAATATAAGTATGAATATACAACCTATAAATAATGGAGAAAAAGGTTCTTCTGTGAGAGCCAAAATTAATGCTTTAATAACAGGAGTGAATAATCAATTTGTTCCTTTGGTTTTGAATAAGACTAACAACACTTTTGTTTTGGACTTCAGTGGTGTAAATAATGCTGTTATAGATCTTAATTCTGACATTCCAGATACTACATATCTCTCCATTACTAATATGAATAGTGGTGGAGGAAGAATATTGGTGCTTCAAGCTGGAGGGAAAAAATTGATACCTGATAGTTCTTTCATACAAGAAGTGACAATACCGATACAGAAAAATAAGGCTTGTATGATAAACTATGCGTGGATAGATGAGAAGATATATATGTATAGTACAGACATTGTATCAGATGTTTATTATCAAGGTGCAGATGCAATAGATAGCCTATCAATAGATAGTTTTGATGGAGCAACACTGACAATGAAATGGGTTGAGCCTGCAGCTAATGCACCTGACGGAAGTATGCAGATTGACGGATATGATATACGATATTCTCATTCTCCTATTGCAAAGACAGATAATAGCGGTTGGCTTAATGCAAAGAGCTTTACAAATCTTCCTACACCTCACGGAGCTAATACAGAGGTTTCCTTTGAAGTCAGAAATATGTTGCAAGGAGTAAGCTACTACATATATGTAAAGACTTACAAGATTTATAAGGGAGTATATTATCTTTCTCAGTTATCCAATGGAATAACAGTCAAGACAAAATCATATACAGATATAGGTGGAGATCCAAAACAATTACCAATTAGTGAACAAACTACATTTTTAAAACAATATAAATTCCAAGCAGACCAAACAGACGGTTCTATATCTTTGCCAAAATACTTATATGATAAGTCTTATAAACACACTTCGTTGACAAATGATACTCCAGATGTTACAGATAAGACTTATCCGTCCGCGTGGGCAACATTTATGCATGCCAAACAATACGAACAACGAGATGTGCCTTATTATATGGTATTTGAACTGCCTCAAAAGGTTAAGATGACAAGTATTTACTTTGCAGTAAAAGAGGCTCTTACAAATACTTCTATCATAAATGTATATGTGGCAAAAGATGAATACTCGGACTGGGAATACCTTACACAAATATCAATAGCTTATGGTACTTATTGGGGACAAGTTGTATTAAAGAACTTCGTAAATACGAATGAATATAAACTTGTGAAGTTAGCACAAGAAAACTATTATTATGGAGAGAAAGAAAGTGTTAATGACGGTGAGGAATGCATACAATCTGCAAAACTTACAGTAGATATAAAGAAGATATATTTCTTTGGAATATTTGGTAATCCGATGAACGAAGAGCCACTTAATATTTTACAACCACTAAAAGATTATTCAGAACACTTGCCAATGGGAGAAGTCATGCAAGTGAATGGAAACTTTTTTCAACAAGGTAGAATATTCAGTCTCATAGGAGGAAGCACTCCTCGTTTATTTGGTTCTTTTGGATATTTTGACCCTAACGGATTTGCTTACAATTACAAGCGATACACAACTATAAAGGGGTATAAATTCTTGACAAACCTTATTTCGTGGATAAAAGATAATAACGGAGATGAAACAATAACAGGCTTATATCTTTTGCTTAAGAATACTTATAAGCCGTATGGTCTAAAACCATTCTTGACTGCAAGTAGCAATATGGATTGTGTAAGAATGAAAGAACCTTATACTTATAATGGAACAGCAACATATAAAATCTATACACAATCAAAATACATTGACCAAAATCTTACCAAGATAGATACACCACCTAAACCAGTCAAAGGAATTGCAGGCTGGAAGTCATTGTTTGATTTAACCTTTGACCCAAAGAATTATACTTTAATGGCTATGTTTGCTGCAGTTATGGCTGCACGATATGGCACAAACAAGAACATACAAAGCACAGATGTAGCAATAGAAAGCACAATAGATGGTGAAAATATTGGTTGGGGACTTGATTTGCTCTCTGGACTTGAATATGGTAATGAAGACAATGCAGACTACGACAGTCAAGTAACTAATTACAATCTTGGAGGACTTGTTTATTATTGTAACGGTTGGTTAAGATTTCAACAACCAGAAGAATTCGCAGCCTATTATGCTGCAATATATGACGGCTTTAAGAAACAAATAGCTGTAAATGGTTATGATTCTGCCTTCATAGGCTCGAAGAATATAGATAAGGACTTCCTTGTTATAGGAAGCGGAACAGCAGGAATTGAAAGTGCTTATCTATATCACGCAATACTAAAAGCTAAACAGTTAAGGAAAGATAATATAGTTCCATTTGATGTTTTGAATGTTCACTCTTATAGCTCAACAGCAGGAGACTTTCAGCAAACAGGAGTTACAGGAGTATATGCTATTCCCTATGATACTTCCGAAAGTCAAGCATTTCAATTATCAGAATTGCTTAAGATAAGAAATCGTTACGCACAAGATAAACCAATATGGATAACTGAATTTGGTTTTGGAGAATGCGAAGGAGTACTTGACACAGCCGATAATGTAATTGGTGCAAATGCATCTAAATATCAATGCTCTTCAATGAAAGGTTATGTGCAGAATGGACATAATATTCCAGACAGACACGCAAGCGAAGTTAAAGCAGCATGGGCAGTAAGAGCGATAATGGATTTTAACTTCAAAGGCGTAAATAAAATGTTCTATTATACTGCCTTTAATGAGGAAAATTGGTTCAGCCAAGGTACTTATGGACAGTGTGGTTATGATATGTTTGATTGGGACGCCATTACAGATGATACTCCTGGAGCAAGATATAATGTTATTAAGAACATACGTACAACAGCTACTCGTGGTGGATTTGCTGGTATGGGCTTATTTGGAAGTTCTCTTGTAAACGGTGGTTATCCAATAGCACGAGGAACATGGATGTGGATGACATTCCATAACAGATTGAAAGATTATATACAAGTAGGACAAAAAACACTTACAAAATATCCAAACATAGTAATAGCTTGTTTTAAACATAAAGACACGGCAAAAGGTGCTTTTGTTATATGGAAGAAGTGTGATGATAATTCTTGCTATATAGATGTGGAGTTAGATGTGGGCTCTGCAATCACAAGCGTAACGCACATAAAACAATACATTCCAAAATTACCAGACCCAAGAAAAGTACCTTATGCAATAGACTTTGGAGTGAGTGCTAAGAGAGATGGTTTAGCAACAAGTACAAGAACTTACGATGAGAATGGAAAGGTTATTTCTGCCACTCTCCCAAGCAAAGAAGAAAATCCATACTTCCCAATAGTAAGCACTGTTGGCACAGTAGTTAAATTCACTACCCCAAATAACACAGTATATAATCAAGTAATGGGAGCTAACCAATACTATGAACCAACAACGCAAGAAATTAAATATGGCGGTGATGGTTATTTGAGACAAATAGAAGCTATTGCGGATTACATACAGTTTCACCCAGAGGGAATAAAAGGAGCCAACGGTATAGAAGAACCACAAACATTAAGTGGCTCTACATTGACTATTGATATTGTAAGTGGATTTCCTGAATTATATATGACGGATAAAGTATTGGATTCTGATTTTAATAGCACAATAAATAATTTGACAGCAAAAGCTCAAGGCACAAGCCAAGTGGATTTGTATTTCAATAACACAAACCCAAATGATTACTCTTATGACGTATATATGAGTAGCGAAATAAATGGAAACTATTTGTTGAAACAGAATACTTTGGCTGCAGTGAAAAACAAGATAACTATTAGTGGTCTGACACAAAACACTACATATTATTTCAAATTGCAAGCTAAGAGAGTAGACGGAGCTTTAGGAGTACTGACAGATTATGTTGTAGTAACAACAAACAAACAATATGATGCAATAGTTTTAAGTGCTTCTAACGTAAGTACTGATACTCTAACACTTAATTGGAAAAGTCCAATTACAGATGATAATAGCAATAGTTTTGAAAGCTATGAGATCATAAAAACGGATTACTTAGGTAATGATACGACTATTAAGATAACAGATAAAACTGCAACAACATACTCAGAGACAGCCTTAGAGAGTGGAAAGAGCTATAATTATAAGATAAGATACTATATGTATGACGGAGTAAGTGATTATAGTTCAATTCTGACAGTTAGAACAAAGACACCCGCAGAGGTGGCACCTGTGATAAGCAATGTTGCTTATCCAGCAACAACAACAGACAACCCAATAACAGCAACAATAACTTACACAGGCTTAGCAAGCGAATACTCATTAGATGGCGGCACTTCTTGGCTTACTCTGCCAACTACAAACAAGATTTCTATCACACTGGCAAACTCAAGTGGAGAACAGACATTTAATTTAGTGTTGAGGAATAGTACTTCTCAAAGTGCCTCTTGGGAGATTAAAGTAACATACACGCCTCCTGCATTTGATTTGGCTTCTATTGTAATAGACAATGGAGCAACACAGACTAATGATTTTGAATTGAGCATAAAAATGAATGTGGTAGGTATTCAGACACCTGCATACTATAGAATAAGTTCTTCAGAGACAGGATTGGCAAGTGCGGAATATATTGCTTGGAATAGCAACACTATTGTCTTTACCTCTCCTACAGTGGCAACAAACAGCACCATTACATTATATTGCCAAGTAAAGACAGCAGATGCAACACAGAGCAGTGTTAAGTCAAGTTCTATATTATATGTAGAGCCAGCCAAACAAACAGCTTACATAAAAGATATAGGTTATTCTGGCTCGGAACAATACGGACAGAGAACGGATATTATAACAGGCAAAACAGTGAGCGTGGTAATGGCAGGAAACACAGCTACAGGAAATGTGGTGCCTTCTGGCAAGACAAGAAAAACATTCTATGACACTGACGGAAATGTCATGGGTACACTTGAGTCTATACCAGATACGCTGACAATAACAAATGATGACGGCACAGCAATAACAAAATATAGTCAGGCATACAAAGCCACTTACATCTCGGGAGCCTTTTACCCTGAACTATTCTTCTCTAATTGTATGGGCGGTAAACAACTCACTGCTTCAGCAACAACTCCAACTTACGGAGGCTATCAAATAGCAGGCTTGGAAGCAGGAACATACTCATTATATATTTGGGATATTCAAACAACGCTGCCCAAAAGTCAACAGGCAAATATAATGTCAATGGAATAGAATACGATTGTATATTGGGTGCCAGAAATGCAAATATTGGTAGCAGTGCAGATAATATTGAGCCTGAATACAAGAAGATAAGCGTGACTATTGCACAGGGTGCGGTGATAAATATCTCTACATACATAAGAGGAAGCTATGACAGTTCATACACTATGCCACCAAGAATAGCAATGATTAAATTGGTGAAAGAATCATAAGAAACAATAACAAGTAATAACAAATAAAAATTAAAAAAATGACACAAGCAACAGAAATTATAGGCTGTCTGATTAACGGACAAAATGTAAATTGGGGTGATAATAATTATAATAGATTTATCAACGCCAAAGCAGTATTTAATGGAGATAATTTATATGCAGGAGTATTTAATTGGATAAGAATAGCACCGTCTCCTATTGATAAGAATACTCATTTTTTTGAAACAGAACAGGGAGTTAATATGCCTAATGATGCTTACACAAAAATAACTTATCAGGCCAATGAACACGGTATAGACATAGATTTAGGAACAGAGTCAAGGGATATTTATTTATCACTTCAAATTGGAAATAATACTGTTATCAAATCTACTGCAACATTGTTAATACATTACCAATATTTTAATACTTGGACTTCAATTATTAGTCCCTGCTGGCCTTATGTTAGAAAAGGATGGTCTTATGATAACACAAAAATGGGTTATGATGAGGAAAATAAGGTATCTGTTTGTCAAAAAAGTTCTATCATCAACGACTATACTAAAATATATAATGAACACGGTTGCGCAGTGGGAGATATTATAGAAATAACAGATAGAGAATTTATAGAAAATGACCACTATAAAAGAGTTGGATTTGGTGGAAATAATGACTATAATAATGGATATGCCTCACAAGCCGCAGTTAACCATATTGGAATTCCACTAAAATATCAACGACATATATCTTATCCACTTCCACCTTATCCAGCACGAGGTTATTATGGGGCTGGATACAGAATAACGGGGCTTCCTAATGGTCGTTATCAAGTGTCTGCTTTTATGAGTTTAGACAAAGCAAAGCCTTATCATTGGAACTGTAATAATGCAGAAGAATATCTTGATATAGTAGGAGATACTACATTTATAAAAAAAGTAGATGTATATAGAAGATATACTTATTGTGCAAGCGAAATAGTAAATGTTTCAAACGGCATAATTGAACTCTTGATAGCTTCTGCTTATGCAGGTAAAATTATTCCTTTAAACTTTGTTAAATTAGAGAAACTTGAAGATGAATAGAAAAAAACAAAGGAGAGCTTTTTGGCTCTCCTTATATATTGATCTTATCGTATTTTTTTAAAGGTATCATTATCAGTATCAAATGTACTATCATTAAGTATGTAAGCAGATATATCCTTGCTGTTGTGAATACTTTGTATAAATCCTATCTCAGAAGGATAGCTACTATGTTCGGTATAAAGTTTAAACTTTCCACTATCTTGAGCAACAATATTTCCATTATAATATGCAACAAAAGAAAATGTTGTATCAGGATTTAAAGTGTAAAACTCATCATAGATTGTGTCTTCGCTTTTATATTTACCAAGTACATCTTGGTAAGATGGACGATAATAAATGTCTTCATAAGGATAAGAAGTATAGCCATCAATATTAAAATCATAGTCATCATCTTTACAAGCGACAAAGGAAAACACTGTGATAAAAGCCAATAAGGCGAGAATTTTTTTCATTATATCAGGATTTAAATTGTTAAATAATTGTGCAAAGATATAGGATTTAAGAGAACTGACAAAATAAAAAAAACGAAAAAATGATTACAAGCGAAAAAGGAATTGAATTGATTAAGAGCTTTGAGAGCTTAAGACTAAAAGCCTACAAATGCCCTGCGGGCGTGTGGACTATTGGCTACGGACACACAAAAGATGTGAAGGCTACCATGGTGATCAGCCCTCAGAGAGCAGAAAGATTACTCAAAGAAGACATAGCTCGGGTGGAAAGCGAGGTAAACAAAATGACAGCTTACGTTGGTTTGAGCCAAGCACAGTTCTCTGCGTTGGTATCTTTTGCATTTAATGTAGGAATAGGAGCTTTGAGAGGCTCAACGCTTTTGAAGAAAGTAAGAAAAAACCCACAAGATTTATCAATAAAAGATGAGTTTGGCAAGTGGGTTAAAAGTGGCTCAACAATTCTGCAAGGTTTAGTGAAAAGAAGAAAAGCCGAGGCAGATTTATACTTCGGTTAAAATAGTGTTTAAACGATGATTAAAGGGGGTTAAAAAGCCCCTGACTTATACAAACAAATTTCTCACTCCTTGTTTGTATATTAAGGTACGCAAACGATACCAAGACAGAGGCGATAAGTCTTGTTGTTTTGGTAGTTTGCGTACCTTTTTTTTGGAGTGAGGTTGCAAAGATACAAATAAAAAAGAGATAAAAAACAATGAAGACACCTATAAGCTATTGGGGAGGAAAACAACAGATGAGTCAGACAATACTCGCTATGCTTCCTCAACACAAGATATATGATGAACCATTCTTTGGAGGTGGTGCAATATTCTTTGCCAAAAAGCCTTCAGAAATTGAGTTCATAAATGACATAAACGGTATTATGATAACGTTCTATCGTGAACTCAAATTAGACTTTGCTGCACTTAAACAAGAGGTTGATTGTACTCTTCATTCAGAGTTGCAACACAGACAGGCTCAAGAGATATACTTTGCTCCCCAAAATAAAGAGAAAGTAATGCAGGCTTGGGCTGTATTTGTACTGAGCAAACAGTCTATATACTCAATACTTGATAACGCTTGGCGTATGTCGTTGGAGAAGAACGAAGCAGAGTCCTTTGACAGAGCCAAAAAAGCTTTCTCTTACATATATGCCAAAAGACTTGAAAGAACTTCCATATTTAGTCGTGATGCAGTGGATGTAATCAAGCACACAGATAGCCAAGAGACTCTTCACTACTGCGATCCTCCTTACTTCAACAGCGAGTGTGGACATTATTCAGGATATACACAAGAGGACTATGCGAGACTGTTGGAAGAACTAAGCAATATAAAAGGTAAATTCTTGCTATCAAGCTACCCTAATGAGCCACTGTCTGACTACGTTAAAACCAAAGGATGGAGCTACAAAGAAGTGGACATGCCAAAGTCTGCAGGCTCACAGGGAAAACGTAAGATTGAAGCTCTGGCTTGGAACTATGAAGCAGCAGAGCAGAAGCAGATGAATTTATTTTGA